GCAATCGGCAGAGTCGGTTGCGCTTTTCAATTTATCCGCCGATATCCCGGCGGCGTGGCGGCATGTAAGAAAGGTTCTTCACCGAACAAAAATAGCCACTCGCGGCCACGCTCAAAACAGGACGGACCAAACGCGGTTTTGAATTGCATGGTCTGTATCTCTTCCGGCGTTGGCTCGCGCTTCCACGTCATGCGTAATATTTTCATTTCCTGACCTTCTCACAATTTGGCCAGCCGTCGACCCGCATGATCGCCGCCAGCCTGAACCCGGCGGCGGTAAGAACCACCCCGGCGCGACACGGTTCAAGATAGCCAAGCGCCACCATGCTGCCCGCCACCTTGGCCATATTTGGACCTTCAACCATCAACGGGCGCTGTTTGCTCTTGGCATAGGCGCGCTTCAAGATCAGGCGTTGCGTGCGGTGCAGCCCGCCGACGATTTCGCGCCGCTCGTCACTTGTCATAGCCATGCCCTGTTGAAACTTCATAGTCGCTGGGCAAGTCAACGCATTCGCTGATCGGTACCAAGATCGGGCGGCAGGACCGCACCCCAACGCGCACCACGTTGACCGCCTTGCGCGCACCGGGCACCCGTTCCAAGGCTTGCACATAGGGGTTGTGGGCACCGGCGGCGCCCTCCCAATCCGAACCCCGGAACAGCTCAAGGATGCCGTCACCATCGGGCGAGAAGGCCACGAACACCCCCACGTCACCGCCATCATAGGCATTATCAAGCATCGCTTTCAGCTCTGCCGGGGCGACCCGCACGGGCTTGGTCAGTTTCAAAATGCCATCTTCCCAATGCTGTGCCAGAACCGACACCCCGGCGCGTTCGAGATAGCGCACCGCATCGAGCGGCTTGACCGGGCTTTCCATTTCCCCGCCATAGCGGCGCACCGAGCAGGCGATCAATTCAGAGACCATCATTTGCTCGCCACCGCGCGACGAATGCAGCGGGCGCGACATGGCATAGCCAACGCAAAGAGAAGCATTCGAGCTGGCCGCTTGGGTTTCTTTCAAACTGTTCGGCGTCATCATTCCGGCGACCTTTTCCATATCGTCCGCGCTTGGCGGTTTTTCAAACATCATCAGATCGACCATCGCCAACAGCGTTCCGAACTGACCCGACGCGCGCTGGTCATGGCCAAGCGATTGCAGGTATTCGCGCCAGTGATCGAGCCGTTCCGGCCAGCGCGGCCAGCTCTCCAACATGCCGCGCAAAAGCGCCCGGCCCAACTCGGCCAGACGACCTGGGGCATTCTTCGGCTCGGTCGCGGTAGTATCGAACGGTCGCAGATTGAGCAGCGCCAGACGCGACAAATCCTGCGGCATCAATGGCGGGATCAGGATCGAGCCGAACAGCACCGGACACATCGCCCGAAACTCTTTGCCCTCGTGATCCGCACCACCGCGCAGCACCATGCCGCCGGAATAGGCTTGGCGCGCCAGCTCGATCACCGCCTCGGTTTTCTGATTGCCGCGCTTAGCCTCGATTTCATCAATCGCCACGGGCAGAGCGTCATAACCGATCTTCTGATACAGACCCGCCGCCGTGGTGTTCGCGGTCATCAGGATACCATCGCCAAAGATTTCATGGATGATGCCGTTCTCGCCGACCAGTGAGGATTTACCCGTGCCCTTTTCCCCCGTGACCCAGACCAGCGGGCGGATTTTCAGGGCACCGGCCACCATCGATGCGATCACCCAACCGAGCAACAGCCGCGCATCAAACGGACGCGCCCAATTCCACTGATTGAACAGATCAAGCAGCTCTTCCGCCGCCTCGCCGGGGCTTGGCCCCTCGCCTTTTCTAGCTGGGGCAAGGGCCAGGGTGGACGCCGGATAAACCTCTGTCCCGATCAACCCGGGCCGCTCTGATTTGCCATCGGAAAAATACAGCCTGTCGCCCGCATGAACCACCAGCCGGCCCTTGCCCGCGTCCCATGTGCCACGCCCGCGCACATGGTCTTGCGGGCGCCATAACCCGCGCCGCGCGACGGCGCTCAACATGCTTTCCTGTGCCTTGGTCGCGTCCCATCCGGTAATCACCCAGAGATCTTCCTCACCCTTGCGCAGCACCGGCCAGAGATCATAAATCCACTGCGTATCCGAGCCGAACATATGCAGGATCATCGTTCGGTTGACTTCCTTTGCGGGCAATTCCCGGAGCTGCGAATGCGCGTCCAGAAAATAACACTTGTTGCCGTGCGTCCCGAGCGCGCGCACCGGCGCATCCGGGGGCAGTTGGCTTAGTTTGGGCGCCGCCTTGATGATCATCCGCCCGAAGTCATCGACCCGCAGCGTCTTGTCGCTGCCGCCGATGATCGCCCGCGCGCCGGGCGGATTGCCTTGCGCATCGAGCTGGGCCGCCATCGCCGCAGCACTGTCCCTGTAATCACTATCTGACACGCTGCACCCCACGCAAAAAATCATTCCAATCCTTGAACTGTTCCGGCGGGCGCGCCACCCGCACCAGATGGTCGCGGGTTTCCAGCTCGGCTGTTGCCCGCTGCACCGCCACCGTGGCCTCACTGCCCGGCGGATCGTTGTTGGCGCAGATCACGATATGGCACCACACCGGCAACTCGACCGGGCCGAAATTACCGACGAACCCGACCGCCGCCACCCGCCACGCCGGCTTGACCAGCGCCACCGAAAGCCCCTCTTCGATCCCTTCACCCAGAGCGACCAGCTCGCCCTCTTCGATATCTTTCCACCGCTTGCCGGTTTCGCCGCGCTGGATCGGGATGACCGCACCGGGCCATGATCCAAGGATCGACCGCGGTGTCGGAATATCTGCCTTGTCGACCGACCCGCCCGGCGTTGCGTCCAGATATGTGCGATGCACCGCGACCAGCTTCGGATCACCTTGACGCCACAGGCTCGACACCATCGCCGGATATTCGCCGCGCCGATCCTTGCACCAGACCTTTGACGAGAACCGCAGCGCACCGGGCACCGTGGCCAGCCGGTCAAGATGAATGCCGCGCTGTTCGCGCAGATAGACCTCGGCCATTGTCCCGGCCAGCGGTGCGGCGCTGTGCCATATCCCGCCCGCCTGGGCGCGACGTTTCAAATCCTTTTCCGCCGTCGCCTTGCGATCCTTGGCGGCGCGTTCATCGGCACGCTTGCGCGCCAGCTCGATGGCGCCGGCATCCATTTGTGACATTCCGAGATAGCTTTTCGCCCATGCCACCGCCTCGCGCAGTGAGCCGTTGCAGAGAATTTCCGCGATGGCTTGCAGCATATCCATGCCGGCAGAACTTTGTTCGAAGTCCCGGTAAACCCCCCGGTTCGCGCCGCTCAACACGATTGACTTTGAACCTTTCGCGCCGGCGCGCCAGTTCGCACCCTCGCGCCGGCCTTCGGGCAAAAGCACCGCCGCCAGATCATCGACCCGATCTTTCAACATCGCCGAAATCAGCGATGCCTCTTCGCTGCGCGCCCGGCGCGCATCTTCCCATCCGGCACCGCTCACGCGACCACCACCGGCAAGTCAAAGAAATCATTGGCCGTTACCCAGCCGTCCGTGACCGCAAAGATTGCCCGCATCCGCTCCGACTTCGGCACCCGGCCCGTCCGATATTTCTGGACAGCGGGCACGCTGACCGTCTCTTCGGTGCCCTCCTGTGCCAGCCATTGCGTCATCCGTTCGGCAATCTCGCGATCCGTCAAACCGTTGGCGTCGGCCCACTCGCTCAAAGTCACACCTAAACCCCTTGTTAATCCAATTTGTAGTAAAAGGTTGTAACAGCGGGGAATCGGATTACAACGGTAAACGCTTGGGGTACTCGTATTTGGAGTAACCACACAGGCTAGATTTTGAGAGGACACATAATGCACACGGTAAGTCCGTTGCGGCTTCGGCGTATCGCTAAGGGTATCACGCAGTCGGATTTGGCACGGGCCGCAGGAATATCTCAACAGCTCATGTCAAAACTGGAAAGCGGCAAGATCAATTTGAAACCAGAAAAAGCGGTGGAATTTTCCGCCATCCTAGACTGTCGACCCGCTGAACTGATGCCAGCACTTGCACTGTCACCCCAACCCGAAACCAAGAACGTGCAAGAGCTTAGTCTGTTGACCCTTTTTCGGGGTCTGGCACCAGAGCAACAGGATACCATCTTTAACCTTGCCGAAATAATGGCACATCAAAACCAATCGCGCGCTACTGCGACCTAGCGCCACCGCCCGCAAAGGATACCCCTATGACCGCCAGCCTCATTCGCCGCGCCGTTGCCACACCGCGCGTGCAGATCAAGAAAGACCGCCTGTTCTGGGAGCCGTCAAAATCCCTGCGCGCCCTCGGTTACAAGGGCGTTGCGCTTGGCATCGTGACCTCGGAAAACCTCAATGCCGCCGACGAGCTGAACACCAGCGCCGACCGCCAGCTTGCCGAAGGCACCGCCAGCAGCGCGCCCGCGACCCTCGGGCAGATGATCGATCGGTATCAATCGCACGCCGCCTACCGCGCCGGCATCCGCGACAGCACCCGGCGCCACTACGCCCGCCACCTTGCCCGCGCCCGCACCGATATGGGGGCAAAGCGCGTCGAACAGATCACCGCCAGCGTGGTGCGCGGCTGGCACGACAAGCTCGCCGCGACCAGCGCCCGCGATGCCTACAACCACCTTGGCACCCTGCGCGCCCTGTTCTCCTGGGGCATCGAGCAGGGACAAGCCCGCAGCAACCCCGCCGCATCGCTGCGCATTGCCAGCCCGGCGCGGCGCAAGCGCGTCGGCACCCGCGATGAACTTTGGGCGATGGTGCGCGCCGCTGACCTTCTCGGGCGTCCCTCCGTGGCCATCGCCGCGATCCTGATCACCGCGACGATGCAGCGGCCCGGCGATGCCCTGTCATTCACCGCTGATCAGGTGCAGGACGGCGCGCTGTTTTTCACGCAGAGCAAGACCGGCGCGGCGCTGAACTTTCGGCTGCACCCGGTTGCCGCCGACCGTCTCGGACCAATCAGCGGCAACGCCCCGTTGATCCGCAGCGAAACCACCGCCAGCGCCTACGGCGAACGCGCCTTTGAACGCGCATGGGCAGCGGTGCGCAAGGAAGCCGCGAAGGAACTGCCGTCACTGATCGGCGGCGATGCCAGCGTGCGCGAAGCCACGTTAAAGGGCGCGCTGAATGCCTCTGATCTGCGCCGCACCGGCATGGTATGGGCGGCACAGTCGGGCGCCTTGATCCCGGATATCTGTTCGGTGTCTGGCCACTCGATCAAGCGCGGGATGGAAATTCTTGAAACCTACCTGCCCCGCCAGCGCCTTCTGGCCGACCGGGCGGTTGGCCGGCTGAACATGGTGCGCACGCCCGAGCTGGAAGAAATCGCGATGACCATGTTGCAAGCCGCGTGATGCTATCTTGCGGCAATGCTTGCAAGTTAGCATTGCCGCAAGTCCACTTGCTACCATCCTAGCAATCTGCCAAGCTATCTTTCGGGCGCAGCGAACGCGCCGCAGCAAAGGAGCATGATATGCCAGACCAATATGGACTTGATGAACAGGACAGCGACGGAACCTATCTTGAGGGTCCGCTCAAAGGGCAAACCAGCGTCCAAGTTTTGATCGGTGCCAGTGAAACACTGTGGATGAAACACGCCGCACGCGAAGTCGGTTACAGCTTTGATCGCCTGGTTCAAATCGCCGCCGAAGAGGCGGCATTGAACCATGCGCGCGACAACAACCTGATAAACGCAGGGAAGGTCAAGCCATGATCCTTTCACTGATCAGTCAGAAAGGCGGCGTCGGCAAATCCACTCTCGCCCGTCTCGTCGGGGTTGAAATGGCACGCGCCGGTTGGCGGGTGATGATCGCCGATCTGGATGCAGCGCAGGGCACGGCGACCGCGTGGAAGCTGCGCCGCGACAGGATCGGCATCGAGCCGGTGATCGATGTGCAGAAATTCCGCAGCGTCGAGCGCGCACTGGCCGAGGCGGCGCGGTTTGATCTGCTGATCCTTGACGGGCCAGCCCATGCCGAGCGCGGCGGTCTGACCATGGCGACCCACTCCGATCTGATCTTGCTGCCGAGTGGCTACAGCCTGGACGATCTGGAACCGCAAATCAAAGTCGCGTTCGAGCTGGAAGAGGCCGGGATTGCGCCGGCCAAAATCCGCATCGCCCTTGGCCGCGTCCGGGGATCGAAGAAAGAGGGCGCGGAAGTCCGCGACTATCTGAAAGCCGCCGGGCTGACCCCGCTGAACGGCGAGCTGCGCGAACTGCAAACCACCAGACAAGCCCACATGCAGGGGCGCGCGGCATCGGAAACCGCATTCTCGCGGATCAATGAAGAGGCGCAAACACTGGCGGCAGAAATCGCCGATGTGATGTTGTCCAGCACGCAGGAAAGGAAAGCGATATGACCGACAGGACAGTGACCCTGCCCGGCGGATCATTTGAAGTGGTCCGTTTGCCCCCGAACTTTAGTGAAGCCCACCGAGAACTGGTGGCTGGTTACTATCAGCAAATATCGGAAATCAGGTGGTCGGCTATGATTCAATCCCGGACGCTTTTGGATAAAATAACAGCCATCGAAAACCTTTACCCACCACGCCATGTAATCATGTCCAAGATTGATGGCACGGAATCCAAACAATGAAGAAACCCGGAAACCTCGGAGCCATCGCGCCACCGCCGCGCCGCGCCGCGACCCTGCCCGCGCTGGAAACCGTCAAGGCCAGTGATCAGGTGCCGTTCAATGTGCGGATCAATGCCGACCTTGCCACATATGTGCGGATGCTATCGGCCAAGACGCGGGTGCCGCAGTATCAACTGGTCGAACGCGCGCTTGAACTGCTGCGCAAGGATGCCGGGGAAATCTGACCTAGCAACCTATCAAGATAGCAAGCCCGCAAGATAGACTGATATCTTGCGGGCTGTTTCTTGCTTAGTCCTCGTCCGCACGCCGGCGCATCAGCTCTTCCATGTCGGGCTGATCAAGGATCGGGTGCGGCTCATTCCATCCCTCTGGCTGATACACATTGCCGAGCGCGAACACCGCCTTCGGATCGACAAAGGGCAGGGAGTGTTGCGGATGGCCGACCTGTTCGGGCATCGTTTGATGTTCGCCGCGCAGGAACACCCGCGCCTTGATCACCGCGCGCCCCCTCGATCCACGGCCCGACCACACGACCCGATCATTGACCCGGTACACATGCGCCGCGCCGCGCTTTTGTATCTGCAAGACCTCGATCAAAGAGCGCGCCGTCAGATCATCCACCGCGCGCTGGACGGTGCGGGCGGGCATTTCGCACAGATCAGATAGTGTTTCGAGCGTGGCAACTATCGCGTTGTCCGAGTCCATGACGCCAAACAATGCCATGAACAATCGCGCGCCGCGCGGCGTCTCACCAATCAGCCGCGCAACCTCGATACTCCCGAACCGCGTCAGCTTGACCCACGGCAGCAGCCCATCCAGATGCCTGGCCTGCGTTTCGTTAATCTTCATCTGCCCCATACCGCCACCTTATGCTTTTTTTGTGTCCGTCCAGATGACACAGTGTCCCGCCAAGCGTCAAGGGTGGCCATTGTATTGGCCAGATTGGAACGAGAACAAAACGAGTTTCAAATGGCCACCTAGGTGGCCATTTCAATGGCCACCTGGGTGGCCATTTGCCCCCCTGTAACATGCTGATTTTACACGGTTTTAATTTTGCTCCTTCTTATGATCTATATGCACTCCAAAAAAAACGCACAGCCAAGGGGGTCGCGGCGCCTATAACGCAAGCGGACCCCGCCGTGTTGTGTGGTTTTTTTGTTATTGGGCGCACAGACCGATTCGGCCTGATGGTTTGCACTGACCCCATGCGAGTGCCACCGCATTGCCCGATAATCTACGCGCGCCGGGCAAAAAAAAGACCCCACCGAAGTGGGGCCAGTTGGCGGGGGGGATGCAGACACCCTCGCAGTGGCGTCAGGGGAGGCGCGCTACAGCCCGAAGCGGGGGTTCGGGGTGGTAGGTCGCCAGGATTGCTTTTGAGTGCTGAGCGCGGCGTTCTCTGCGTCTGTCAGAATTATATCAGTCGCCGTGATCTTGCTGTTGGCACAGTCACGGTCGCCGATCAGGTCGGTGACGATCAGCGCCGCATCCGCCACGCCTTGATATGTCCGCGTCGCGGATAGACATGGCGTGCGAAGATCGCGCGGTACATCTGGCACCAGCACCCGCGTTTCAATTCGGGCCTCGGTACAGCCGATCAAAAGTCCCGCGAAGCACATCAGGTAAAGCCGCATTGTCACCCCTTTGATTGATCCAATCCCGCACACCGTCCAGCTCGACCACGCGGGCGGCCTGTTGCGCGGCGCGGGCTTCGGCAACGGCACGCGCGGCCTGAGCCTGGGCCAGAGCTGCATCGCGAAACGCAAGTTCATTGGTCAGTGCCGCCTTGGTTCGGCGCAGATCGTCCAGCTCGACCGAGCGCCACCAAAGCGCGCCGGCCAAAGCAAAGCAGACCAGCAGCGCCAGACCCAGCGCCGCGAGCTCGATCCTCATGCCGCCACCCGCAAGCCCTGCATCTGTTCGCGCACCATGGCGCGCAGCCGGTCGCCAACCTGCACCGGATCACCCGGCGCGCTCATATCCGGCAACCATGTGATATCCCATTTCCACCGCTGGACGATGCCGAGCGTCGGCTGCACTTCCGCATGGGTCATAACCGACCAGCGCGACACCGGAATGTCATACATTTCACAGTGCTGGGCGGCGCGCGCACAGAGCGCATCGAGCTGCGGCCAGGTCAGCGGTGCAGATCCCGGATCGAACGGGCGCTCAACCGCGCCGGCCATGGCATCGACCGCCAGACCGATGGCGCCGGTATTGCCATTCAACGTGTGGCTGGCGGCATGGCCGACGCGGTAATTGGCCTGTGCCTCGGGGCGAAAAACTCCGCTGTGCACATTGCCGTCCCGGTCGACCAATTCGTTATAGGCGCGGCGCTCCATATCGATCACGCCGTAGGCGCCAGCGGTCCAATGCAAATGGACGCGGTGCAGACCAGAGGGATGGAACAGGTCTGACACGCGACGGCCACCACGCGCACGCAGAGCGTCACTGAGCGCGGCGCGGGTCTTTGGTCCCATCATCCCATCGATAGCGCCGGGACCGTGCCCCAGCGCCGCACAGCGGGCCTGCATGTCACGAATGCTGTAGGTCATATCGTTCCTCCGATCAGAAGGGCGGCGAGCAGCAGGAGCGCCACAAGGCCACCGATGATGTAAAAGTCTGTCACTCCCGACGCCGCATCCGGCGGATCAATGACCCCAGCCGCACCGGATAATTCCACGCGCTCAACATCGTGTAGTCCGCACGCTCGCCGACCGGCACCAGCAGGTGCAGCAGCTTGAGAAGGTGCAGCCCACCCCAGAGCAAGATCAGGTTCCAGAAGGCATTGGCTTCGACACCCCCGAGCGCATCGCGCAACCACACCCAATTTTCTGGACTGATCATCTGGCGGGTTAAATCCCAATAGCCGGCGCGCCCGGCGCTTTGCGCCAGGATCAGCACCATCGCCATTGCCAGATTGAAAGCATCGCGGCGCGCCGGGCGCATCAGGTGCGGCACCAGCCCCCGGATGCCCATGACGATTACCACCGTGGCCAGCGCGCCGGTCAGC